TTTTTGTTTTGTTTTATTTTTATTTTATTTTTATATATACAATTTTTACATTGTAAAGCCAGCCTATTTATTCCAAAATAGGCAAATCCATGCCACCGTCATAACAACGTAGCAAACATGGCCATCCCTTCCTCTAGGATGGAATCCATTGCTGATCCCGCAGCGTCAGATAACTTTTTACTCGCAACATCAACGACACCATGAGTAAAAGAAGACACAGCAGCTTGGGCAGTATTAGCAACCTTCGTCGCAATATCATTCTGGGCTGGTGCCGGCTTCTGAAAAATCCCGTAAGAGGTACTATCATCAACAATACCTTCCAAGTTGAGGACGAGTTCAATAGACATAAACTCAATTCCACTTGTAGCATCACCTCCGGACACATCAATGTTACACGCAGTCCATTGTGGTTGAAAGGTTGCACTATTCCATGTTGCTTTGGGCAACATTTCATGTGCAGTAGGTCCAATAGGTTTAGAGATCCACGTGAAAGTTTGACCGGCGGCTAGAGTCATTACCTCATACTCACCAGAAATCATAGCTCCTTGTGTGATCGCACCCCCAAATGGTACCTGTTGTGAAGTGCTAGCAATCACCGTTCCTTTAGCCGTAGCTGTGGTCATGGTGCATCTAGCAATCAAACCAAAAGACACAACTCTTAAGGCTTTAAACACAGTTAATGCAGCTGTGTTATACTGTGATGCAGAGGCGTTAGCTTGCATCGTCCAAACTCCAGCGGCCGTAGAAGCAATCCCTAAATTTGAATAAAAAGGATTTGGAAAATAGACATTATTGTTTGTACCTGTTGTCAAGTACGCACCAAATGATGTCAAACATCTAAGCTGAATGGGGATTGAAGCAGAAACCGTTCCGTCAGGTCTCTGGGCATTACGAGCATGAATACAGAATGGGTCAAGAATAGAGCATGCTGCTTTGTGATTAGCCAATTTCTTGGGTTTAGCAATTTGTTTATTGCTCAATCTCAAAGGTTGCACAAACCCAGCGGGGGGAATTCTAGATTTGGGTAACGTTCCGTATCCTCCTCGTGGTTTTCCTTGCTTCCGTTTGGGTTTTGGCTTCGGCATAGGGCCGATAAAAGCTTGCTTCTTCTTACCTCTCTTGTAAGGTGCGTAATTTGGAAATTCTATCTCTAACATGATTGAATTCACCTCCGACCGAAGCTCAGAGGCTGCCGTTAAATATGCTGGAAAGTCTGGGTGATTGTTGTACTCCTCTACAAAAGCCAGAAAAGCCTCTCTACCGAAAGGTTTCTTAGAAATCAATTTAAAAAAAGATTTCACAATTCGCTGACCTAAAGGTTTTTCTCCGATAGGCCACAAATGGCTGCAAAACTCGGGAATTTCAACCACCTGGACATCTCTCAGGGGAAAATCGAGTTTGCTGTAAGCGTACTCCAAGCTTTCATGATTGCTTTCATTGCAATCATCTCCGGCGCACATGGGTTTAGTTATATGCTCTTCATTCAGTTCACAATTAATGAACAACGAAGCAGCAAAACAACGACGAGCTCGCGTCATTGTATTAAAATTAGCTGTTTCTTTACGACCAGTAGACTGGTGTCCAGGAACAACTTGAACATAAACTCCACCATCTGGAATAAGATAGAATTTGTTGAACATACTGCGCTCCATAGAACGCATCATATTAACAACAGGGTCTTTTAGTCTAACCTTGCCTGCAGTGTAAGAGTGAATAACCACTTCTACATTCAATAACCCTTCTAACAGAGTTACGGTGCCATCAAAGAAAGGCACGTCAGAACAAACTATCTCTTCTCCTTCAAGGGAAGCGTGAATATAATCACTATCTTCCTTGGTGAAACCTACACCTATTGCCGAATAGCCCTCATACACTCCTTGCTTGAAGGTCGTGTCAAAAGGGTGATACAACAAGGTTTCAATGATCTCAGTCAAAACTGAACTAGCTATAATTATACGGCCAATTTTACTTTGTTTAATTGGTTCCTCTTTGATAGAAACACAACAAACATCACTACAAAAAGTGGAGTAAAAATCATAAGGGGTCTTACACAAAGGACCCACGACTGCTAAACTCATCACTCGATAGCAACAAGCTTGATAGAGATCAAACAAATGATCATCTATGATCTGGCCTTTGGTGGAGCCCAAGGTGCAGGCAGGGAAACCAGGATGTTTCCGCTTGTCCAGGTTCTCAACAACATCTAGGAAATCATCCAGTGTTGGCTTACCCCGTAACATCCACGAAGGGAATGGAGATAAAGGCGTCAAAGCCTGCATAATATTATTAGCCATAGGCAGATAATGTTCAGCATCATCATTCTCAGATCGAATTTTTCCAGTCAACTGACTTAGAGACGACAAAACATCTCCAGGATGATGACTAGGCAATTTATAATCACTCAATTGTGGGAAAAGTGATAAAAACGACTCAAAATCATCTGGTAAGACACTGGAAGAAGAATAATTTGTGTTGGCTGCAAAACCAACAAAATCAAGATTATCCTCAACTTTCCCGCGCTCACCATAACCTCTAACACGACCGTTAGCATAGAAAGGATTAAAAGACAACGCAGCTCCTATCAAGTAGGCTGCCTCCTTTAGAAATCCACTTCTTCAGTTGATTGTTTCAATTGCTCTAACTTCGCAGTAAGTTCAGCAATCTCAAGATTACGTGTTTCAAGAAGCTTTTGAGCTCTCTTGATTTCCTTTTCAGCGGTGGCTCGTCTCTGTTTTTCATTAGACAGCGCGACTTCTCTACTTCGCAACAATCGCAGTTGCTTTTGGAGAATCTGATAAGGGTGTTCATTGACAGGAAATTTCATTCGTTCATCCCCTGTTAACTCAACAACGTAATTTAGACGTACACCTGTGTCTTCAATGACTTGTATCTTTTTACGGACTTCGTCCATACGTTCATTGGCGCTAAATTCTTTAAAAGCTTTAGCTGGTGCGTCAGGGCGTTCAGACAGTTTTGCAACCAGTTTACTAGCCTTTTCTTTCAACTCCTCAGGAGTCAGAGGCATAGGAGCCTCTTTTGCGGGACGGGAACCATCAAATTCCTTAACCCTAACAACTTCAGCAAACGACACTTGGTTTCTCGTCAAAGAAACAGGGACAGAGGGCATGGTACCAAAACCAGCCTTACTCGCTTGCCAAGCTCTGAATTCTCGCAATTCAGCTTCTTCTTTCGCTAAAGCAGCAGCTTTATTATCAGCTCTAGCTTTCGCGTAAATTTCCTCAACCAAAACATCATCCTCAAACGGATTGTTTGTTACAGGAACTGGGGGAAAGGCAGCAACCAACTCCTCGTGAGTTGGTTCCCTCTCCTCCGATACATCAAGATATTGCGGTTCACCATTTTCATGATCAACGACAAAGGCTTTCTCAAGAATCTTAGCTTGAACATCTTCTTCCTCTTTATCAAGCATATCTTGAGCTTTCAATGCTTTGTGATAAGCATTAATAGCAGCTTGGTTAGAATCAGATGCGATAACAACTTTATCCACACCCTTAACTTTCTTACCTTTCTTACCGAAAGGTGTATAGTATGGTTCGTTACCAGCATAATTTCTTCCACCGACGTCAAAACGTTGAGCAAGACGAGCTTCCTCGCGGTCTTCCGCATCTTCATTGTCCCAAAAGGCTCCCTCATCAGCAGCGAAGTCATCACCTCCCGCATACCGACTATCAACCTCGAAAGACGCAAGGGACTGCGCCTCTTCTTCTTGTTCATCAAAGAAATCATTCTCTGCGACTTGGTAGTCCAACAACTCATCAATTTCATGAAAAGTTGCCCATCTACCATGTTGTTCATAAAAAGCTCGGCTAACAGCTTCGTACTCTGCTTGTGAAATTCTTCCACCTTTAACAGCACGATGCTTACGCTTACCTTTGCTTTTACTAGAAGCTTTTCGACCGTACATCTCGTACGACACAAAAAGCTCACGTTTCGCGAAGCCAACAACTTCACGTAAAACAATTCCAGGTCCATGAGGACGACGCGGCTGAACAAAAATTCCAACCTTGTCTTGCTCCTGCATTCCAAGGAACACGCCCACTGTTTTTCCTTCCAATGTTGCCAAAAGGCCAGAACAGCCAGGCTCCAAAGGACAGCGGGCCATCGCATAATACTGCGAGTCCTTCACTGGAAACATTTCCGATGAGTAGGATTTTCCATTAAGATCAATCCGAACTTCACCACCTGTTGTCACACTAGACAATGGGTAGATAGGGCCTCTAACCCCAGCTTTCTTGTGGTGAGCGAGAAAACAATAATCATGCTTCTTATCCACAGTCACAAGAACAAACTCAACTACGTTATGAGGAGCGCCAACTCCCATAGAATAGATGGTTACATCCTCCACAACCGTCTTGAAC